GAGTGTAGTTCAAGCGATTTAACTAAGAAATCTAATTTTTATACTATTTTCAATTTTATCTACTGTTTCTTTTGAATATGATATTTCTCCGGCAGGGTCATACCTATTAATTTTCGATATTCTATCCTTGCTGATTGTAGTGATATTTAAAACGTTAGCATAGGTCTTTTTATACTTGAATCGCTCATATCTTTTGCGAACCTTCGAATATTTTTTGAAGTCGTCATTCAGCGATTTGTTTTCATCAAGTAATTTTTGATCGTATGGGTTTTCTGCTTTTGACACCTTTTCAAGATTGTTCATGATTTTTTTAGCTAAATCCTTACCCGTTACGTCCATTTTTTCCAATACTAAAGGTAACAAATCTTCTTCGATATGCACATTGAATTTACTTCTGGAAGATGTAAGTGGAACTACCGTTAATATTGGATTTTTATTTGAATCGTGATTATTAAGTACCATACAAAAATGGTTTCCAGAAAACTCTCTGCCAACATTAACACCTAACTTTACATAAATTATAGTGCCTTTTTTATATCTGGTGTAACTTTTGTTTTCTTTTAACAATCTAACTTCATCCAATAAAAACTCTGAATATTCAAGACACCATGAATTCATATATTTAAATTTGTAAATCTCGCTATTTTGAATCTTTTTAAAATTATTAACTGCTGTTTCTAAAGGTGCGTTCTCTTCCATCCCTCATCCTCCTCACGCCACATAGGCGCTATTAATCAAAAATACGATAGTTATAAATAACTTTGCCTATCACTTCGATTTCATCAATAGAATCTAAATCGTAAGAATTAGTTTTAAATTCATCTGAATAGCTTGCTGGGTCTAAATGTAGTTTTGTTTCAGTACGTCTCACACGCTTAACTGTATATTCACCACCTAGACGTAATACAAGGATGTCATTGCTGTTAAGTTTATGATCACAAGACTTTCTATAATCATGGACAATTATATAAGAACCGTTAGCGAGTATTTTATTCATGCTATCTCCGTTTATTTTTAGTGCTATACATTCGCTAGGTTTACGACCGTTAAAAGCAAATGGTGGAACTTTTAATTTTTCATTATCAATTGCAACTTCCTCGAAATTTCCAGCAGAAACTTTACCGAAATATGGAACCTCGATTTCGCTATCAAATTCTGGTAAAACAATTTCTTCAATTTCTCCTAAGAGATAACCTTTAGAAACATTGAACAAACTTGAAATTTTTTCGACCATACCCATTCTAGGTTCAGTTCTTCCACTTTCCCACATTCTTATAGTACCTTCGGAAACATCTAATTTTTTAGCCATCTCAACTTTAGACAATCTATTGTTCAATCTGATTTCTTTTATGGAATTTTTGAAAGCCATTTTGTTTCCCTTCCTTATATATAATGTTTTTACACTTTTATTATACTATGAAAAATCGTAATTGCAACCCTTAAAATACGATTTAACAAAATAAAAATACGTAATTTTTAAAAATAATTACGAAAAATACTTGCAATCGTATTCTAATTACGATATACTTTGATCAGAACTTAACAAGGAGGTAAAAAAATGAACTACATCAAACATAGTTTGAAATTAGATGAATGGCGAAAACGAAAAGGTTACACCCAGTCATCTTTCGCAGAAAAACTTGGCATTTCACCGTCTACTTATAACATTTGGGAAAACAACCCAGAAATGATTAAACCTAGAGATGCTTTTAGAATTGCTAAGACATTAGATATCTCTATTGATGAGATTATTTTTTTAAAAGATGAATCGTATTTTAAATACGTTTTAGTCGAAGAAAAACAAACATCTTAATAGGAGGAAAACAAATGCAAGACTTAAAAAAGATTCATGAAATAGCAGTAAAAATCATCGAACTAGCAGAAAAAGAAAAATGGAGCGAAGAGGAATTACTAACGACAATAGACCTCTTACATCTCCAAAATAAAAACTATTTACCAGAGTTACCTAGTTTAGATACTACGTTATAGAAATGTTGATACATTTTTTCTGTGTTTTCAGCAGTGGTATGCGAATGATGTGTATTATTACTACTCGCTCGCACATTTAAATGTTCTAAGTAACTTTTAGTTAATTCTAAAGCTATTTCTTTATCAGACATACTTATCACCTCCTTAGGTTGATAACAACATTATACACGAAAGGAGCATAAATATTATGCAAGCATTACAAACATTTTGTTTCCAATAAAAAAACACATGCTTTGTCGTGGAAAGCATGTGCTACGGAAATTTTGTTTGATTCTAGTCGCCACGACTAACAGCTCAAGTTTTGCTGGTATCGTCCCCAGCCCTGTAATGAGCTTAGGTGTTCAATCAAAGTCTAGCGTCCTATAAGTTACTACCTTACAGTACGCATACCTTTTTAACGCCTCAGTTGGCGATGGAGCACAACAAACGATGCTCTGAATTTAGATTTACTTATCTATAGAACTACAGGGTGATTTAAAACCTCGCATAAGCAAGGCCATCACCTCCCAGTTTATGTGGGGTTGAGATAAGTATATAACGAAATTCCGTTACAAGCAATAAGGAGTGTTAAGATGCTGAACTTAAAAGAATTGAGAGAAGAAAAGGGGATAACACGCTATCAACTAGCGAAGCTAACAGAATTACAAAACTCGACAATTCGATCTATCGAAACAGAAGTTAAAAACCCCGGTTTCCTCACAGTAAAAAAAATATGCGATGCACTACAAATTGATATCGCTAATGTAAAGGAGAAATAAAATGCAAGCATTACAAACAAAATCGAACATCGGAGAAATGTTCAACATACAAGAAAAAGAAAATGGAGAAATCGCAATAAGTGGTCGAGAACTTCATCAAGCATTAGAAGTTAAGACGGCATATAAAGATTGGTTTCCAAGAATGCTTAAATACGGATTTGAAGAAAATACAGATTACACAGCTATCGCTCAAAAAAGAGCAACAGCTCAAGGCAATATGACTCACTATATTGACCACGCACTAACACTAGACACTGCAAAAGAAATCGCAATGATTCAACGTAGTGAACCCGGTAAACGTGCAAGACAATATTTCATCCAAGTTGAAAAAGCATGGAACAGCCCAGAAATGATTATGCAACGTGCTTTAAAAATTGCTAACAACACAATCAATCAATTAGAAACAAAGATTGAACGTGATAAACCAAAAATTGTATTTGCAGATGCAGTAGCTACTACTAAGACATCAATTTTAGTTGGAGAGTTAGCAAAGATCATTAAACAAAACGGTATAAACATCGGGCAACGCAGATTGTTTGAGTGGTTACGTCAAAACGGATTCCTTATTAAACGCAAGGGTGTGGATTATAACATGCCTACACAGTATTCAATGGAACGTGAGTTATTCGAAATTAAAGAAACATCAATCACACATTCGGACGGTCACACATCAATTAGTAAGACGCCAAAAGTAACAGGCAAAGGACAACAATACTTTGTTAATAAGTTTTTAGGAGAAAAATAAAAATCTTAATAGGAGGAATTATCAATGAACACACTATACAAAACAACCCTCCTCATCACAATGGCAGTTGTGACGTGGAAGGTTGTAAAGATTGAGAAAAACACAAGATTTAAACTTAGAAATTTTGATTATCCAAAAATTAATAATGCTCAGAGCAAATCATTGTTGGATATTGCTAGTCACGATCTAAAAGATATTTAACTGTATTCAAAATTTTCATATCTTGTTGAGCTTTTAAGCTTTCGTATAAAGCTATTGAATAAATAATTTCGTAAGATACGTTTTCAGGAGCATCTTCTTTCAACTTATTTATTCTATCTCTAAAAAAGTCACTGTCACCACCGAATTCTTTTTCGGCTTGATTACTAAGTTCACCAAAGAAATTTTGAAAATCATTAAATTCCATACTTATCACCTCCTTTCACTAGGAGATAACTAAATTATACACGAAAGGAATGGTAGAAGTGCCACCACACATTCAACAAATGTTATACGAAATCCAGTTAAAAGCTGGTATACCTCAAAAATTAATGGAAATGCAAGGTTTGATAAACGATGAAACAACCAAAGAGGAGAAAAAAGAAAATGAGTGACACATATAAAAGCTATCTATTAGCAGTATTATGCTTCACAGTCTTAGCAATTGTACTCATGCCGTTTCTATACTTCACTACAGCGTGGTCAATTGCAGGATTCGCAAGTATAGGGACATTCATATTTTATAAAGAATACTTTTATGGGGTGGATGATTAAATGACTTGGTTTGAAGAATACGTTAAACCTAGTGTGGAATGGGAAAGAAAGGCAGAACAAGCTGTTTTAAGTGATGATGAAGTTAAAACGATCACTGAATATAGAAAGAAGTACAACAACCCGCATATTTACATGTCGGCTCAGAACAGAAATTATCTTGTTGAATATTTAGATAGACATACTGGAGACATAGTATTACACAATTTAAAACTTAAGAAATCATCCAGAAGAAGAGTGCATCAATATTTAATGGTCGGCCAAATAGTAGTGCCGGGCGAACCAAAAGGCACAATTTATGAAGCATCTCTGATAATAAGATAAAAAAACTGCTACTTGCGCCAACAAGTAACAGAGACAAACGATTAGCAAAATTAATTCACGTTCAATATAAAACGAAAAACGGAGGAAGTCAAGATGTATTACGAAATAGGCGATGTATGTCAGAAGGTAATTAATGTAGACGGATTTGATTTTAAATTAGCAGTTAAGAAGAAGGACCACAGCATTCTGGTGAATATCTTAGATTTAGAAGATAAGTTTATCGACGGCATAAACATAACTAATGAGAACGATCTATACACAGCATTAGACATATTAAATCAATCTATTTACGAATGGATTGAAGAAAACGCAGATGATTATGACAGACTAATTAACTTAGTCATGAAATGGTAGGTATAAGCATGAGAGATACAGAAAGAAATATATTGAATATTTTTAAGACGTTATTCGACGAA